AGGTCAGAGAAAACTAGTATCAATCGACTGTCATGATTTGATGTGTAAGATTGCAGAAGTTGTTGTGGTGGGTGGTGTTAGACGTAGCGCTTTGATCTCACTCAGCAACCTCTCAGACGAGCGTATGCGTAATGCTAAATCAGGACAATGGTGGGAAGACAATGGGCAAAGGGCACTTGCGAATAATTCAGCATGTTATACAGAGAAGCCGGAGATCGGCATCTTCATGGACGAATGGAAATCACTCTACGATTCCAAATCTGGAGAACGAGGGATCTTCAACCGTAAATCTGCAAAAGAACAAGCTGGACGTAACGGTAGACGAGACAATGACTGGGATTTTGGCACAAATCCGTGTTCAGAAATCATCTTGAGAAGTAAACAATTCTGTAATCTATCAGAAGTTGTAATTCGTTCAACAGATACAATGAAGACATTGAAAGAGAAAGTTAGGTTAGCTACTATACTAGGTACATTTCAATCTACACTTGTTAACTTTAGATATCTTTCTAGTAGCTGGAGAAAAAATACAGAAGAGGAACGTCTATTAGGCGTTTCTCTTACTGGTATTATGGACTCACCATTGATGAATGGTAATGAAGATGGACTAGAAAAGAGACTTGAACAGTTAAAGCAAGTTGCAGTTGACACAAACAAAGAGTGGGCTGATAAAATTAAGATAGAAGTATCAGCCGCTATAACTTGTGTAAAGCCATCTGGTACTGTATCTCAGTTAGTAGATTCTGCTTCTGGAATACATGCAAGACATAATCCGTATTATATACGTACAGTTCGTGCAGATAAAAAAGATCCACTTGCAATGTATATGAAAGATGCTGGCTTTCCATGTGAAGATGATGTAATGAAACCTGATCACACTTCTGTATTTTCTTTTCCTATGAAAGCACCAGAAGGTGCAGTAATGAGACAAGATAAGAATGCATTAGATCAGTTAGAACTTTGGTTAGCTTATCAGAAGCATTGGTGTGAACATAAACCATCTGTAACTATCTCAGTAAAAGAAGATGAATGGTTTGATGTTGGTGCATGGGTATACAAACATTTTAATTGGATGTCCGGGGTATCTTTCTTACCATATTCAGAGCATGTATATAAACAAGCACCTTATCAAGATATTGATAAAAAGACTTATGAAAAAGAATTAAAGAATATGCCAACAAATATTGATTGGGGATTATTATCTCAGTATGAACAATCAGATATGACAGAAGGCGCCCAAGAATTGGCATGTGTTGCTGGAGGTTGTGAAATTTAATGTTAATATCTGAAGATGTAAAATTGGATTATTCCGACGTATTAATTCGTCCAAAAAGATCCACTTTAAAAACAAGATCAAGTGTTGATATTGAGAGAAGATATCAATTTAGAAATAGTAATAGAGAGTGGACTGGTGTTCCTCTGATGGCCGCAAATATGGATACTGTCGGTACTTTTAAAATGCATTCATCACTTTCACAATTTCATGTTGTTACTTGTATAGCAAAAGCAATGAATGATAGTGACGAGTGGTGGAAAATTGCATATCAAGATAAGGGTAGAGATTATCTTGGGTGTTTAGCTGGTATATCTGAAGAAGAGATGAATAGAGTTGTAGAAATATGGAATAGTACTCGTATGTCTTTTGTAGGTATAGATGTTGCAAATGGATATACAATTGCAGTAGTAGATGCTCTAAAAAGACTTAGAGAAAAACTTCCTCAAACAACTATCATCTGTGGTAATGTTGTAACTGCTGATATGACAGCAGAACTAATATTGGCTGGTGCTGATATAGTAAAAGTTGGTGTTGGACCTGGTTCAGTTTGTACAACAAGAATTAAAACTGGTGTTGGTTATCCTCAGCTAAGTGCAGTAATAGAATGTGCTGATGCCGCTCATGGATTGGGTGGACATATTATAGCTGATGGTGGGTGTAATAATTCTGGTGACATTGTAAAAGCTTTTGCGGCTGGTGCTGATTTTGTAATGATTGGTGGTATGTTAGCAGGACATGATGAGTGTGCTGGTGATTTAGTATTTGAAGATGATAATCCTGAACCTATAGGTATGCAGTTCTATGGAATGGCTTCTGAAACTGCAATGGAAAAACATGGTAAATTGATTACTAATGAATATCGTGGATCTGAAGGTAAAACAGTAACAGTTCCATATAGAGGACCAGTAAAGCCAACGATTGTTGACATTTTAAGTGGTATTCGTTCTGCTTGTACTTATGTTGGAGCAAATAATTTAAAACAACTAAGTAAGTGTACTACCTTTGTACGTGTTAATAACACGCACAATACAGTATATGGAAAGGAATAAGATGTCACACGAAGACGATAACGAAATAACATACGAACTCGAATGCTCAGAGTGTGGAGCAGAGTATGAAATTGTAAATATAAATAGTGGTAAGAATGAACCTATTTATTGCCCATTTTGTGGTGCCGATATTGATATAGAAGATATTGAGGAAGACAATTTTGAAGAAGAGTTTGACAGAGAGTACGAAGACTCATGACTATGATAATCCATGGACATTTAGTGGACACCCATTTTACTCAGAGGACATAGAAAAATATGTGGGATTCGTATATATTATTGTGGAAGTGGACACACAGAGATTCTATCTCGGAAGAAAATACTTTCATCAATTACGAAAAACTAAGGGCAAATCAAAAAGAGTCCGATCTGAGTCAGACTGGAAAAAGTATTACGGCTCGTCTAAAGAACTACTTCAAGAAATTAAAAAAAACGGCATAGGTAATTATAAAAGAATCATACTTTCTTTACATACAACTAAAGGTGATGTAAACTACGAAGAAGTGAAACAACAGTTTAAACGAGATGTATTAGAAAGAGATGATTACTACAATGACAATATTAATGGAAAGTGGTATAAAAAGCCACTTCATATAAGTGAATCTAGAGCATATAGTAGGCATGATAATATCATATAGACATAAGTTTGTTTTTATTAAGACACGAAAAACTGCTGGTTCTACATTTGAAAAATTAATATATCCACACTTAGATGAAAGTGCAGGAGATATTTGTTCTGGATCTGAACAAGATGATACACCAAGTATGAATCGTAGAGCATTGTTTCGTGGACATGTACCATTCAAATTAATTGAGTTTCTTGTACCTAGTAACTTTTGGGTATTCACTATAGAAAGAAACCCATGGGACAAAGTCGTATCTCAATTCTTTTTTCTCAGACAATATTCTGGTAATACCAAAGAAGAAATACTAGACAAGTATAAGCTAGGCTTTCGTCCTTTTCAACAATACCCAAATGATTATCTAAAATACGAGTCGGCTATGGGATATGACTTCTCTTTATTTAAATATGAAGAGATGCACAAAATGTATAGAATGTTGTATAAAAAGACTGGTATAGATATATCTAAAAGTGACGTAGAAAAAACTAAATTAAAAAGTAACTTTAGACTTGTCAAAGACTATAAATTCATGTATAATGGTTTACAACATAAAGTAAAAGAAATTGGTAAAGTGTTTTTACCAGAGATAAAATTGTTAGGATACAAATATGACTGATGCAGTAAAAATATTTATTGGTACTTCTTCTAATGGAGAAGATGCAAAAATTGAAATGGCTTACGAACACTCTCTAAGAAAAAATTGTAGCAGAGAAGTAGATATAACTTGGATGCGGCAGACAAATGATGAGAAATCTTTTTGGCATGGTTGGGAAGATAAGAACTGGAGTACTCCGTTTTCTGGATATAGATGGGGAATCCCAGAAGCATGTAACTATGAAGGTAAAGCAATTTATACAGATGTTGATATGATTAACATGAAAGATATTGCTGAACTTGTAGATTTGCCTGTACCAGATAAACAACTTTGTTTAGCAAGAGATGGTAAAAGATTTGGTGGTAAAGAGTTTTGTGTTATTGTATTTGATTGTGCTAAATGGAAAGGTGTTGTACCACCCGTAGAAAATTGGAAAAAAGATGCAACTGCACATCATCAATTTATTGATTTGTTTATACAAAACAATCTTGTTGGTACACTAGATCCACGTTGGAACTCTCATGATGGAGATACGAATGAGATATGGCATTTACATTATACACATATGCCGACACAACCATGGCGCCCTGCTTGGTTTACTGGTGTAGCAGAAGAACACCCACGTAAAGACTTAGTTGAAATATATGAAAAAGCTTATGATGAGGCTGTACTTGAGGGATATAAACTTGAAGACTACGAAGTTGATCGTGGTGTAAAATACGGAGTAATAGGAAAATGACAAAGGTATTTTTAATTGCAATTGTAATGTTTTGGGCAGATGCATCTGAAACACCTCTAAATGATTCTGTTGAAATAAAATTTTTAGATGGAAAGCCGTTATATTTTTTAACAGTTGAAGAGTGTACTAAACACATAGATGATAATTTTGAAGAACTTAAAAACTATGGTAAATTTGTTTATCCTACTGCACATACAGTAAAAACTATTTACTGCATACCAAAAGAAAGGCATATTGAAGATGAAGCTTAAAAAAATAAAAGAGCAATGGGAAGACATGTACGGTGAAGGTACAAAGTTTGACTTAGATTATGGTAAGTTAGTTATATTATTTTTATGCATTTATATCGCGGTACAAGTATCATGATGAATCAAGAAACAGCATTACTCCTAACATTGGTTTTATGTATAGCAGGAACATTTTTACTTAATGCTTGTATAGTACAGGTGATAAGTTGAAAGCATATCATAATG